GTTCTAGGCCCATGCTTTCTTTCTGGATCAACCATACTGATGAGCGTAGGGATGCGGTCCTTGCTGCTAGGAAGCTAAAGGCTGAGAAACTGGCTGAAGAGGCTCTTGATATTGCTGACCAAGCAGATGAGACAAGTAACAGTGGAGTTAACAAAGCTAGACTCCAAGTCGATACTAGGAAGTGGATGGCCTCCAAGCTTGACCCTGAGAACTATGGAGACACCGCCAAGACCCAAGTCAATATTTCTTTAGGTGATCTACACCTCCAAGCTTTAAAACACATGGGTAAGGCTGATGTAATATTGGAAAACAATGGCACATAACCCGTTTATCCAGTTCATAACTCTTTACAGGAATGACCCTGTTCTGTTCGTTAAAGAAGTCTTAGGAGTAGAGCCTGATGATTGGCAACAAGACTTTCTTAACGCTGTGGCCTCTGGTGAGCGAAAGATCTCAATCAGGTCTGGTCACGGAGTAGGTAAGTCAACCACCGCTTCTTGGGCAATGCTATGGTTCTTGTTGACCAGGTATCCCGTTAAGGTAGTGGTTACTGCCCCCACTTCTGCCCAACTTTATGATGCTTTGTTTGCCGAACTAAAGAGATGGGTTAAAGAACTCCCTCAACCCATCCAAGACCTGCTTGATGTCAAACAAGAGAGAATTGAGCTAAAGGCTTCCGCTACCGAGGCGTTTATCTCTGCTCGAACCAGTAGAGCTGAACAACCCGAAGCCCTACAAGGCGTCCACTCTGAGAACGTGATGTTGGTTGCTGATGAGGCTTCTGGTGTCCCAGAGGCAGTATTCGAGGCTGCCGCAGGTTCTATGTCTGGACATAACGCTTTAACCATCCTACTTGGTAATCCTGTACGTAGTTCTGGCTTCTTTTTTGACACGCATAATCGGCTAAAGGATGAGTGGTGGACTAAGAGAGTATCGTGTATTGACTCTACTAGGGTGAGTAAAGAGTACGTTGAAGACATGAAATCCCGCTATGGCGAGGAAAGTAATGCCTATCGGATCAGGGTTCTGGGTGAGGTTCCAAGGAGCGATGATGACACCATTATTCCTATGGAACTACTTGAGTCTGCTAAACACAGGGACACCAGAGCTTATGAAGATGCTCCGATCATTTGGGGACTTGACGTAGCTAGGTTTGGCTCTGACTCTTCAGTTCTGTGTAAACGTCAGTCTAATGTTGTCCACACTCTTGAGAGGTGGAGGAACCTGGATCTGATGCAGTTAACAGGTGCGGTAGTCGCCCAATACGAAGCCTGTGACCACAAGAGTAGACCCGCAGAGATTCTGGTTGACTCCATTGGACTAGGTGCAGGTGTTGTTGACCGATTAAGAGAACTAAAGTTGCCATGCCGTGGGATTAATGTGTCTGAGAGTCCCGCAATGGGTGGCACTTATTTGAATCTTCGTGCGGAACTCTGGCATAAAACCAAGGCTTGGCTTGAAAAGAGGGACTGCAAGATACCCAATAATGAAGACTTCATTGCTGAACTGGCGACTGTAAGGTACACCTTTACATCTAATGGCAAAATAAAAATTGAATCTAAAGATGATATTCGCAGAAGGGGTTTGAAATCTCCCGACATGGCTGACGCATTTGTCTTGACATTTGCGTCCGATGCCGCCACCATCTCATGGGGGTCTAATCTTTCTTGGGGTAAACCGATCAAAAGGTTGATTCGAGGTTTGGTCTGATTGCCGTTGCCATTTTGAGCCACCCTAAAAAAGTGGCTCTTTTTTTATTATTTATGGTAATATCACGAAACCTATATTGGAGATTCCTATGAAAATGGATGAAGCCGCCAAGAAAATTGGCAAGGTAATGGGCGAATACAAGCGAGGCAAGCTCAAGTCTTCCTCTGGTGACAAGGTTAAATCCCGTGACCAAGCTGTTGCTATCGCCATGAGCGAGTCTCGTTCTATGCCCAAACGTGGCGGTAGAACTGCAACCAACCGAAGCAAAAAGTAACTTAAGGAAAAATTATGTCTTTCTTAACAAGAGATAACAATGGAAATACCATACCTAATGTATTTAGGATTGGTACGACACAAGTTTTTACAGTAACAAATTCTAGTGTTGCAAGTACCGCTTTTGCGGCCTCAACAACTCATGTTCGAGTTGCTTGCTCATTAGGCCATTGCCATATCCAGTTTGGTTCTGCACCAACTGCAAGTATTACGACAAGCCCAATGTTGGCAAACAATACATCTGAAATTTTCCCCGTGGCTTCTGGTGACAAGATTGCGGTTATTAAAGATTCTGGTGTTACTGCTTCAACAGTTAGTGTTACGGAGTTATTATGAAACAAGGTTTATATGCCAATATCAATGCCAAACAAGAACGAATTAAAGCTGGCTCTAAAGAAAAGATGCGAAAGCCTGGCACTAAAGGTGCGCCAACTGCTAAAGACTTTAAGCAAGCGGCTAAGACTGCTAAAAAGAAATGATTAAACGTGGTTCAGAAGAGTTCTCTGGCTACAACAAGCCAAAGAAAACTCCTAACCACCCAAAGAAAAGCCATGCTGTATTGGCTAAGTCTGGTGACGAAGTGAAGTTAATTCGCTTTGGTCAACAAGGTGTTTCTGGTAGTCCTGATGGATCTAAAAGAAACGAAGCATTTAAAGCCCGTCATGCTCAGAATATTGCCAAAGGCAAAATGAGTGCAGCGTTCTGGGCAAACAAGGTTAAATGGTAAGAATATGGCTGAACTTAGGGCTACTCCTTATGCCAATCCATTAACTGGGTTGTCAAATGATGCTATCCAAGGATTACTTGGATACATGAGAGATCCCAATAGAACTCAGCAATTACAAGGTTTAGGTCGTTTAATTGAAAGTACAGGTATTCCTAAGACTTTAGAACGTGCTGCATATGCCGAAAGTCCTACGGGATTGTTAAACGCTATTACCAATGTAAATCGTGCTAATGTGCCTTTATTAAAACCAGAGACTGCCGATGCTTTGATGACACTAGCACCATTACCAAGGGGCGCAAATGCAGCGGCTATGGCTGCGGGTCGTGCAGGTGAAAGAATTGCAGAAAGAGTAGTTCCACAGATTATGGATCGTGGTGGAGCGCCAGCAGGTATTCTGCAAGAATTGGCTCAAGGCACACAAAGACAAATATTTGTTGGACCTAAATCTAAAACATGGGATGCAAGCTCAAACGCTATTGCTCGAAGCATGGAAGAAAAAGGCGCAACTCCTAGAGATATTTGGAGTGCTACTGGAAACTGGAGAACTCCAGAAAACAAATGGTCGCAAGAGATTCCTGATAACAAGGCTGAGTTTAGGACTAACTTTGATGCTTCTATTGCTTCAAAATCAAATAACTATATGGGTGGTTTAGAAGGTCAACTAGGTGGAATGTATAGGAACCCAGATTTATATTCTGCATACCCACAATTATTGACAACGGATAGAATGAAAGTTACTAAGCTTCCTGATTGGTTACCAGAGTCTGCAAACATGGCAAGCTACTCACGAACATTTGGCGGCAAGGGTATTACTGACATACGCAATAAAACAGAACCTGGTGCATTAACATCAACTACACATGAATTGCAACACGCAGTACAAAACCTTGAGGGTTTTCAATCTGGTGGTTTAGAATCACAATTTAAAGATCTGCCTAACATGAGTGCTTTTGAGCAATACAGAATGCTTCAAGGTGAGGCGATGGCAAGAGCCGCAGCAGAACGAAGAATGCTCACTCCAGAGCAGAGGCGTCAAATCTTCCCAGAAGACTCATATGATGTCCCTATAAATCAATTGATTAACAGGTAAATACATGAAATGCCCTATTGCTACCTATGACATCAAGGCCAATTTGAAAGCCCGTAATTGGGCGATTAAGAATGTTGACTATGGTCCTGCCAATCCAGAAGAAGATAACGAAGAGTACTGGCAGAACCTAGCTGATATGTGGACAGTATCTATTGATGAAGTTCAAGAGATGCGTTGTGGCAACTGCGCTGCCTTTATACAAACCCCAGAGATGCTAGACTGCATCCTAAAAGGTATTGATGAAGAGACTGATGGCTACGCCAAAGATGTACAGGGTGCGGCTAATCTTGGCTACTGTGAACTGTTTGACTTCAAGTGTGCAGGTGAGCGTACCTGTGCCGCATGGCTATCTGGTGGCCCTATCACCAAGAAGATGTCTAAGAGCCAAGAGAATATGTTGATGATGGCTAAGACCGAATACAACATGGAAGACGAGGAAAATTAAATGGAAGCCTTATTAGCATCATTTCTAGAGTCATTAATGCCAGCGGCAGTTGGTGGCTCAGAAGCCGTTATAGGTGGTGGTGCGGCTCCAATGTCTTTTGGTGATACTCTTGGTGGCTTTGCTCAAAACCAATTTAGTCAGCAAATGGCTCCTGCTATGAATGTCTATAACACCATGACAAATCCAACGTCTACTATGGGTGATATGGCTAACTCTGCATTTAAGTATTCCTTTAATCCAAAGGAAGATGAGAAATCATTAATGATGTCCCCAATGGGTGGTGGTGGCGGTATGGCTAACAATTATGTTGGTGGCATCCCTTCTCTATTACAAAATACTGGATCTGGAATCCTCCCCTATATCGGTTCACGATAAGGAAATATATGAATAACGAAAACCCAATGCTGATGGCTGAAACCTTGCAGGGTGAGATGCAAGAAGATGAGGTTATGTCTGAAGAGCAACTTCAAGGCGTAATTTCTGCTGAAATTTATGATGCCATTTCTTTCATAGATGATGACATTGGTGGCAATCGTGCGTTAGCTACTGAATACTATTATGGGCAACCCTTTGGCGATGAAGAAGATGGTCGCTCACAAGTAGTGTCAATGGATGTGCGTGATACTGTTCAAGGCATCCTACCTAGTTTGATGCGTATTTTCTTTGGTCCAGAGCGTGTGGTTGAATTCGCCCCTCAAGGACCAGAGGATGTTCAGTCTGCTGAACAAGCCACAGACTATGTAGATTTTATTTTCAAGCGTGATAACCCAGGCTTTAAGATTCTCCACTCTGCCTTTAAAGACGCTTTGGTTCGCAAAGCTGGAATTGTGAAGTACTGGTGGGATGAGTCTGTAGAAGTTAAAGCAGAGTCGTTCTCTATGCTTGATGAGCAGACAATGATGTTCTTGACTCAAGACCCAGATATTGAAATTTCTGCGGTGCGTGAGTATCCTGTTCCTGGCACTCAGCCAATGAACGAAGCCCAAGGCATTATGACTCCCCCTCCCATGATGTACGATGTGGAGATCAAGCGCAGAATCAAATCTGGCAAGGTAAAGATTGAAGCATTGCCCCCAGAAGAGTTCCTGATTGACCGAAGAGCAAAGTCGGTTGAAGAGGCTACCTTTGTTGGTCACAGGACTATGAAGACTGTTTCTGATCTAGTCGCTATGGGTTATGACTACGATGAAATGGTTGAGGTTGCAGGTAATGGGAATGACTTTGACAACAACGAAGAGTACATAGCCCGTAACCCATTTGCCGTTATCAGTACCGCAAACAATGGTGATCCATCTAGCAAGAGTGTTCTCTACATTGAAGGCTACTTAAAGGTAGACTTTGATGGCGATGGCATTGCTGAAATGCGTAGGATTTGCACAGTCGGTACTGGCAACAAAGTTATCCGCAATGAAATTGTTGATGACCGCCAGTTTGCCGCCTTCTGTCCTGACCCAGAACCCCATACCTTTTTTGGTATGTGTCCTGCTGATGTGGTCATGGATATTCAGCGTATCAAGTCCAATGTCCAACGTGGCATCCTAGATTCTTTGGCTCAGTCCATTCACCCCCGTACAGCGATTGTTGAGGGACAGGCCAACATGGAAGATGTGTTGAATACAGAAGTTGGTGCTGTTATTCGCATGAGAGCGCCAGGTATGGTTCAGCCGTTTACCACTCCTTTTGTTGGTCAGGCAGCATTCCCAATGCTTGACTACTTGGATGACATTAAACAGACCCGTACAGGCATTTCTAAGGCCGCCTCTGGCCTAGATGCAGACGCATTGCAAAGCACTACCAAAGCCGCAGTATCTGCGACTGTTAATGCCGCACATCAGCACATTGAAATGATTGCCCGTATCTTTGCTGAAACTGGTTTGCGTAAACTATTTACTGGTATCTTAAAACTCGTTATTGAGAATCAAGATAAAGCCAGAATGATTCGTTTGCGTAATACATTTGTACCTATTGACCCCCGTTCTTGGGATGCCAATATGGATGTAATTGTTAATGTTGGCGTGGGTGATGGCACTCTTGAAGACCGAATTAATATATTGAATCAGGTAGCAATGCGTCAGGAAATGTTGATTAAAGAAACTGGCGTTAATAATCCTGTTGTTTCTTTGCCACAGTACACAAACACATTAACTAAAATGTTGCAGTTGGCTGGTATTAAAGATTCACAGAATTACTTTAACCAGTTACCTGTTGACTTCCAATTGCCAGAACCAGCTCCACCAAAGCCGACTCCAGAGGAGATGTTGGCTGAAGTACAGGTTCAGTCTATTCAAGCTGATATTCAAAAGAAAGCGGCTGAATTGGATTTAGAACGTGAAAAAATGATTATGTCAGATGATCGTGAAAGAGATCGTGTTGAACAAGATGGTATTTTGCGTAGATATGAGCTAGAATTGAAATATGGTGTACAAATTCAAAGTGCGGAGATTAATGCCGCAATGAATACAGACCGAGAATTAATCCGTCAACAGGCTGCAATGAATCAGACGCAAGTCCCTCAACAGCCCCAACCAATGATGTAAATGGACGATCTAGAAATTAACCTCGCAAGAGGAGACAGAGCTAAGTTACTTCTTGAGGATGAACTCCTTAATGAAATGCTTAAACGAATTGAAGATGATTGTTATCGTGAGATACGTTCTTCCAAACTAATGGAAGGACCAGTTAGAGAGCAAGCTTACTTGCTTCTGACAACAGTTGATATTCTGAGAGCAAAACTACGCTCTGTGATGGATACAGGCAAGATGGCAGAAGTTGCCCTTGTACGTAGACGGGGAAGACCCCCGAACAAATGATTGTTAAACTAAGAGGTAAATATGTCCGATAACGCACAAGCAGTCGGTTCGATTACAGTAAATCAAGCAGCGCAAAGCTTTGCTTCCATGCTAGACGCTCAAGAGAGTGTTGACACTGGTGCAGAGGCGCAACCAGAGGAGGGGCAACCCGAATCTGAGTCTGAGGAAATGGAATCTGCGGAGCCGCAAGACGAAGCAGAGGAAACTTCTGAAGAAGTAGAAGGTGAAGACGAAGAGTCCGAAGAAGAAGCTCCTAGGGATGAGAAGTTTGTTGTCAAAGTTGATGGCAAAGAAATCGAAGTCCCAAAGGATGAACTTATCCGAGGTTATCAACGTGAAGCTGACTACACACGGAAAACGCAGAAACTAGCAGAAGAGCGCAAATTAGTCGAGTCTGAGTTTCAGCAAGTACGTGGTGAGCGTGAACAATACGCACAGGTGTTAGGACAATTACAGCAAAAACTGCAAGAGTTTGAGCCGCAAGAGCCTGATTGGAACCGATTAGAAGTTGAAGACCCAACTGAATATGCCCGTCAATGGACATCTCATCAGCGTAGGCAACAACAGAAGTATGCGGTTCAAGCAGAGCAAGAGCGTATCAATCAAATGCGTCAAGTTGAACAACAAAAGCAGATACGAAATGTTTTAGCGCAGGAAACTGCAATATTGAAAGAGAAAATTCCAGAGTGGAGTTCTCCAGAGAAAGCTAAAGCAGAAGGTAAGGCTTTGTTAGAGTATGGTCAGAATTTGGGTTTTTCAGAGCAGGAACTGAACAGCATTAGCGATTCACGGGCATTGCTTGCACTCCATAAGGCGTGGAAGTATGACCAGATGATGAGCAAGCGTCCAGAATTCCAAGCAAAGATTAAAAAAGCCCCGAAGATGGTCACTCCTGGTTCAGCGGGTAGCGTAAGTTCTAAGTCTAGCGATTTAAATAACGCAAAAAAGCGTCTTGCACAAACTGGAAGCGTCAGAGATGCCGCATCCCTATTCGAGAAATTTATTTAAGGACCTATCATGGCTGCTATTACAAACACCTACACCCGCTTTGACGCAAAGGGTGTACGGGAAGATCTTTCAAACGTCATTTATCAGATCTCTCCAGAAGAGACACCATTCATGAGCAATGTTGGTCGTGAGAACGTCACCAACACATTCTTTGAATGGCAAACCGATGACCTGGCCGCTGCCAGCACAACTAATGCACAGATCGAGGGCGATGACATCACCTCTTTCACAGCAGTTACAGCTACAGTTCGTTTGGGCAACTACACCCAGATTAGCCGTAAGGATGTAATCATTGCTGGTACATTGGAAGCTGTTGACAAGGCAGGCCGCCGCTCTGAATTGAGCTACCAAATGGCTAAAAAATCTGCGGAAATTAAGCGTGACATGGAGTCAACAATGTTGGCTAACCAAGCCGCTGCCGCTGGTTCTACGTCATCTGCTCGTAAATCAGGCGCTTTGTTGGCCTTCTTGAAGACCAATACTAGCGAAGGTACTGGTGGTTCTGATCCTTCATACACAACCATTCCTGATGCAGCTCGTACTGATGCTACAACTACTAACTTGCGTTCATTCAGCGAAGCATTGCTGAAAGACGTAATTCAGAAGGTGTGGACAGAAGGCGGTTCACCTTCTATCGTTATGGCTGGTCCTGTTAACAAACAGAACTTGTCTAAGATGGCTGGTATTGCTGCACAGCGTTTCCATGTTACAAGTGCTAAACCTTCAACGATCATTGGCGCTGCCGATGTTTATGTTTCCGATTTTGGTAACGTGAGCATTGTTGCTAACCGCTTCCAACGTGAGCGTGATGTTTTTGTGCTTGATCCTGAGTACGCAAGCGTTTGCTATCTGCGTCCCTTCCAGACAGTTGAACTGGCTAAGACAGGCGATGCCGAGAAGCGTATGCTCTTGTGTGAGTGGGGCTTGAAGATCAAGAACGAGAAGGCTCATGGCGCTGTCTATGACCTGAACTCTACAATTCAGACCTAATCTGAAGACAAAGGGGTGGGCTAATAACCCACCCTTTTTTTTATGACTACAAAAATCTTTGACACAAACCTAGAGATGGGGACTCAGAAACTTTGGCATTACGATGCTGAAAAAGATGAGGCGACCATTCAGACAATTATTGATGCTACCGAAGTGGTAGAAGCAAACAAAGAACGATTTAATTCGTTTGATGAAAAGGCTAATTGGAAGGGTGATATGCACCATGTTGCATCTATTCCAATGGCTTTGTATTATCAAATGAAAGCAGAAGGTAAGCTTGAAGATCAAGCCTACATGAAACGATGGCTCAATGACCCTGATAATCGTGCATTTCGCACAAGACCTGGAGAAGTTTAATGGATAGTAAGACCATTGGGATTTTAGTCCCAACACGGGACTTTGTTAACTCTGGATTTGCCTTTGACTTAGCTAGGCTAGTTGGATTTACTGTAGGTACAACAAATCACAAAGTAGTGATCTACACTAGTTCTGGCACTTTGTTGTCGGCACAACGTCAGGATTTAGCGAGAGATGCTATTGAGGCGGAATGTACGCACACCCTCTGGTTAGATAGCGATATGCGGTTTCCAAAGGATACTATTATTCGCTTGTTAAAGCACGACACTGGTATTGTCTGTGGAAACTATGCCAAGCGCAGATTCCCAACTGAGCCGATTGCGGTGAAAAAAAATACTCCAGATATGGATGCAACATTTATCAATCGGGTATATACTGAGGATGATTCAACAGGACTTGTTGAAGTAGACTACTGCGGGATGGGTGTAATGCTTGTCAAATCCGAAGTCTACAAATCTATGGAATATCCTTGGTTTGCTATCCCTTGGGTTCCCGCTGCGGAAGACTATATTGGTGAAGATGTATGGTTTTGCCGTAGAGCCGCCCAGAATGGGCATAAAACTTATGTTGACCAGGATCTCTCAAAACAGATCCACCATATTGGCACATTTGAGTATAAACATGAACACACATTAATGTGTAGGGATGTAGAAAATGGCAATTGACACCTACAGTGGACTGAAGACAACCATAGCTGATTATCTTAATCGGGATGATTTGACTTCTGTTATTCCTTCATTTATTACATTGGCAGAGGCAAAATTTAATCGTAAATTGCGTGTTCGCCAGATGGTAAAAAGGGCTACTGCCACTTTAGACACTCAATATTTTGCTTTTCCTGCTGATTTTCTGCAAGCCAAAGAGTTTCAGTTAAATACTAATCCAATTACATATTTGCAATATGTCACCCAAAATCAGGGTGACTATGGATCTTCAACACAGTATGTTGCAAGTGGAAAGCCTCAGTTTTATACAATTATTGGAACGCAAATTCAAGTAATTCCAACTCCCGATGGTAGTTATACGGGTGAATTAACTTATTATGGTAAGATTCCAGTATTGAGTGATTCAAACACAAGCAACTGGCTTCTTGCTTACGCCCCAGACTTGTACTTATATGGTGCATTGCTTGAGGCATCTCCATATTTGAAAGACGATGAACGTCTTGCTGTGTGGAGTACTTTGTATTCAAACTCCATTGGCGACATAGAAATAGCAGATCAAAGGGCTTCTGTTGCTTCTACACCTATTGTTCGTGCCCGATCTTTAGGATAAAAAATGTCATCTTTTAATGATTACACCGAAAATCTTGTACTAACATATTTGTTTACAACGGGTTCAGCAACTCGTCCAACAGCATGGTACGTAGGATTGTTTACTGCCGCTCCTAGCGATACTGGCGGTGGCACAGAGGTGTCAGGAAATGGTTATGCCCGTAAAGTTACTGGAACAATAACTGTTTCTGGAACATCTCCAACACTTGCTACAAATAGTGCTGCAATTGAATTTGATGCGGCCTCTGGTGGCAACTGGGGAACAATTGGTTGGGCGGCAATATTTGATGCGTCTACTGGTGGCAATATGTTGGCATGGGCTGCTTTGACTGCTGATAGAACAATTAATGATGGTGATGTGTTTAGAATTCCTGCTGGAAGCTTAGATATAACTTTGACTTGATATGGCTGCTTACGGATCTGGTTATTACGGAGGGGGGAATTACTCTTATGGAGTAACCCTTGGGGATGTTGTTTTCCCTGCCCAAAGCTCTGTATCAATTAGTTCTGGTGCTGTTACTACTGGCTCTCTAACGATTGCGGCTCAAAGCGCAGTTTCAGTTAGTTCACAACAGGTAGCATCGGCTTCTGTCACGTTTAATTGCGTATCTAGTATTTCTGTAGATGCTGTAAAAATTGCTTTTGTTTCTGCAACTGTAGCTTCAGAAGCGGAAATGACAGTAGATTCCTCTGTCATTTTAAATGGCTCGGTTTCAATGGATGCTATTAGTGATGCGTCTATATTTGGTCAAAAAGTACAGTTTTCTGGTGTTCAGTTTGATAGCGTGTCAAATTTTATTATTGCAGGACAAAATAAGTGGCAAAATGAAAATGATATTAGCGAAACATGGACGGATGTATCAAATACTCCAGAGACATGGAATGAAATTTCTGATAACAGTGAATCATGGCAAATTGCCGCATGAGGTGAAAAATGGCTGATACTACAACCACAAATTTAGGTCTTACTAAACCAGAGGTAGGCGCTTCTACAGACACGTGGGGTACTAAGATCAATACTGATCTAGACTCTATTGATGCTTTGTTTGATGCGGGTCCTGTACTAAAGGTCACAAAGGGTGGCACAGGATCGGGTTCTGGCCCATTAGCAATTGCCAATTTAACTGGTTACACAACAACTGCAACAGCCGCAGGCACTACAACCTTAACGGCAGCAAGCACTCAAAAGCAGTTTTTTACTGGCACAACAACTCAAACGATTGTTTTGCCCGTTACAAGCACTTTGGTTTTGGGAATGGGTTATTTGATTGAGAATAATTCAACTGGCATTTTGACTGTTCAGTCAAGTGGCGCAAATGAAATTACAACAATTCCATCTGGCCTTACAGTTTTATTTACTTGCATCTTAACAAGTGGAACTACAGCGGCATCTTGGGATTCTTCTCAGGTTGGCATTGCATCTGGAGTGGCTCTGCCAGTTGCCAATGGCGGTACAGGACAAACTTCATTAAGTTCAGTAACTGTTGGAACAGCAACAAACCTTGCTGGTGGTTCTAATGGAACTATTCCTTATCAGTCTGCGGCTGGCACAACACAAATGCTTGCTGTTGGCACGGCAGGGCAAGTGTTAACTTCTGCGGGTACGGCTGCGCCTATTTGGGCTACTCCAGCAAGTAAAACATGGACAGCTATCACATCAACAGGCTCATATACTGTACCAGCGGGGGTAGCCTCTATTCGTGTTTATGCGTTTGGCGGTGGTGGCAATGGTTCTCGTAGTGCTACAACATTTGCGGGTGGCGGAGGTGGTGGTTGTGCGTTTGGAGATTTAGCTGTAACTGCGGGCCAAGTTTACACAGTCACTATTTCCTCTGGTGTGGCTACTGTTACAAGAGGCGCAACAACTTATTTTACAGCAAACAACGGCACGCAGGCTTCTGGTGCTACCCCCGGCACTGGTGGATCAGCAAGCAAAGACGCAAGTGTTACCAACGGTGGGGCATACACGGGCGGTGCTGGCGCGGCC